ATGAGTCATAAGCCTCCTCAAAAGTATCGAAATCTACTCCACCTTTTCCCAGATACTCATCTATCAACTGTTGGACTTCTTCCTCTGCTGTTATAGGAGTATCAGTCGGTGTTATAGGAGATGTTACAGGGGTTTGGGGCGCAACCTTCTGCCCCCACATATCAGAGATGGTTGGCATTCTTACTGGGCTTATCCAAGAGGGAGTGCCTGCTTGCCTTTCCACTGGTATTGCTGTGCTAGGTTTGAAACCTGGGTCTGTTGGGACTGATGATAGATACCTTTGATAGACAGGGTCATCCACATACGTATGCAAATGCACTTCCAATGCAGGGAACCCCCTATCCATAAGCCATGCTCTAAAGGGGTTGAACATATAACTCGGTATCCGCTCTCTTGCCATTATACGCCTCCTTCAAGTTCCTTTAATTCCTTGAATGCTTTTTCAAACTCTTTTCTTTCTAACTTTTCACGAAACTGTATTAAGGGGACTATCTCTTCAATGATAATCTCCTTCATAAGTTCTAAGTCCTCTTTAACTAATTCTTGCATAATTTCCAAGCTAGTTGTCATCACCGCTGACCTCCGCCGCCCCTGCCTTGACCTCCTTGTATCCCTGAATTATTTTGTGCTGCTAAAGCCCTAAACTGGTTCTCTAAGTCAGCCATTGAGCCAAGCGGTGCTCTATTAGGTATTCCTGGAACCATAGGGCGTTGCCCCTGCGGAGGTGCTCCTTGTTGACCTCCTTGTTGACCTTGCGTAGGTTGACCTTGCAACCCTACTTGCTGTAGAGCCTGCTGATAAAGCATAGCCATTGTCTGGTCTTTTATCTGATTGTAGGCAGGCATTGCCCTTAACCTTTCCTTCTCCTGTTCCTTCTTCATTCTTTCAGGGTCAACATTGGACATCTGATTCCATGTCCATTCCTGAGTTGTGATTCCGTTCCCTCCATTCCACATCTTCAAGAGTGAATCCTGCCTGCGATATTCATCTTCCTCTGAAATAGGGGCGAACTCTACATAGTAATTAAAAGGCTCCTTAATTAAGTCCTTTTTAACAACAACATCAAATTCATCTGTGGGTGTTTTAGTCCATATCTCAAAATCACCAGGAATAACATTTTTAACCAACATGGCGCATTTGGAAAGTATCTGTGCCCACCCATTCTGGAAAGCAGGAGTAGCATATTGGTAAATAGCCGATGCCTCAGCTATAATCAATCTCCTATCAGCACCACTTCTTACACCTGTCTCTGAAAGCCCTCTAGCACTTCGAGGAGCAGCATGACCTGAAATGTAATCAGTAGTTGTGGCTAACTGGCGGTAAGAAGCATCTGGAGGAACTTTTGACTCCCAATCGTGAAACACTACATCTTTATTTCCTACACTCCAATATTCTCCATAATTTTGTTTAATCTTTGGAAGAGTTCCAGCATCTGCCCCAGTAATATACCCGCCTTTCAGTGTCTCTCTTTTCATTAGAATATCATTCAAAGTATAATTAGTGGATTCAGAAACAAGCAGGTCATACATATACCTTAAAAGCCCGACATACCTCTTTTCGGGAGCATTATCCGTATCATCACTGCCCAACCCAGATTCTATTAAAGTATAGGGGCTAAAACCATATTTATGAGCTACTACCCCACCCTTAATTTTAAGCACAGGTTCGTTCTCTACAAATTCTGCTCTATATTTGTCTGTCCAGTAAGAGAAGGTTTCTACCCATTCATTAGGGTCTCTGCCTTTTTTATCTTCGTAATGAGGCCAAATCCTTTTAACATCATAAAGTTTCCTCTTATACCACTCGAATGTATAATAATCTCCACCAGTATAGGGGTCTGGCATTATATGGTAAGGATGGATTGCTTTAATGACTATCGGTAACGAAAGATGTTGCCCAGACCTCCATTCATCTAACCTTACAGCGTAATCCTTCTCGGATTCGCCATTCTTCCTTTCTGGTTTATCTACCCATCTATCAACATCCCAAATAGTTTTGAAAACAGCTAACCCATGCTTCCAATAATGTTTAGCCCCAACATGGGCAGGAGCAATACGGGACTCAACATTTATACCATGAATTATACCCAGACCTAATTTGCGCAGCATCTCAGCAGACTTCTTAGAGACTTCTGATGTTCCCTTTCTGTTAGTGAACACACGTGCATTGTTTACATTCGTGTGATTAACCCCAGTATCCACAACATCTCTTGCTGTGGGAAGGATAACTACATCATTCTTGAACTCTTGAGGAATATTTAATCTTTCCTTGAAATCAAGATTGTAGAACATCTCATCTTCTTCATATAGTGTCTGGAGACCAGAATAATATGTCTTGCAAAACTCGAATTCCTTAAGAATTTCCTCTTGGGTCGGCTTATCACTACGCATTTACTCCTCCATAATAAACGAACTTAACATCTTCTAATCCTTCTTCTATCTTCTGAATAGTTAAGTTTTCAACATCCCACCTTTGAATTGAATCGGGCATTAGTGTATCATCGGTTAAAATAGAAGGTTGAAGGGGAGCCAAATAAGGTGACTTAATAGCCACTGGAATATCATCATACTTCGTATATACCTTTATCATTTCACCTCCATTCCATCCTCGCTTATTTCCTTCTTTTCATGCAGTGGATGTGAGGGAAGAAGAATAAATTCACCCTTTTTAAGTCTCTTTAATATTTTATCTGTGACTAGCATTCTTTCACCATTCATTACAATCTCATAACAGCCTGTATAACCACGTTTTATTCCAGCCATGTTACTTCCTCTCCATCCATTTTCTTGTTGCATCTGAAACATCCATCCATTTTCTTACTGCATCTGGAACCTCTTGTTTGAAGGTTAAAGTCTCTAATGGTGCCATAGATGTCTCAAATCTAACCTCGTTTCTTTTAGCCCAACATATGCCCACAGTCATTGGATAATCGTCATGTCTACTTCTTCGAGCTTCTATCCTGCCATTCTTCAAACTATTTCTTATTATATCATAGAATTGCCGTTTACCATCAGGATTAGGGATTGAGGGTATCTGCCCACTGTTTATTGCTGACATCAACCCACCCCATAAATCAACCCTGGTTCTCTCGTCAGTATGCCACCCCACTTTTGTTTTCCTCTCATCCCCAAACCCTAGATTTCTATATCCTAACGATTGAGCAGTGCTTATTACTACTCTGCCCCAATCATTATCCTCAATAAACCAAATAGGTGCTTGATAGTATTTTAACAGATTTACACTATGTAAAGCAAATTCTTCTGGAGAAAGTCTACTGTTCATTATATCCGCAACTATCACCCCAGTTCTAGCATTCATAATTACCGTGACACTATTATCCTTCCCCACACCATGAGAGGTATCTGAACCAGCGATATAAGCGTTCCCAGCAAAGAATGGGTAATAAATATTCATTATGCTAGGATTATACCCATCGAATGAAACAACTATCGAGGTCTTCTCCCCATCCATATTATCCAAAACCTTAGAGTCAAAAGCGGAAACAGTTTGTGGAGTTCTTAGAGCCTCATCTACAGAACGAGGATAATTCGATTCCATATAAACTTCAGGACTTAACCCCTCCAGTTCCTCTGCTGTCAGGTTATTATTAACCGCATCATACCACACATCTCCCCTTCCTGGTATGACATTATAGTCAAAAAAGAGGGGGTAAAACCCATTATCAGGCGCACCCCTCCATAAAGAAACAGCTAATTTATCCAGTTTCCTCTTGTCAGGAGTGAATATACTGATATATTGCCCTCCTATAGTTTCGATGGTAGGTTTTGCTGAGGTGTAATTTTCCTTATCGTAAGGGTGTTGTAAATGTTCGTCAGAGACTATAAAAGAAGCAGTGTAAGATATTCCACTTGACTCCGTAGAAGGAAAGGCTTTTAATGAACTCTCCAAAGAGGGGAATCCCATCTCCTCTAGGCTGTCTGGTTTTTGCTTAAAATGGAAAATTGGGGGTAAGTGTTTATAGATTCTATATGCCTTCCCTAAAAGCTCGAAGGCTTCCTTCTCACCCTTTGAGAACAACATCCCATGCGCTCCCCTATGTGCCATAACAAACCATAAAGCCCAGACTGCCGTAGTGTAGGAAATCCATATTTGGCGAGACTTCATTACAGAAATCAATCTCTTGCTTAAAAGAGCATCTATATACTCACGGTTATGGGGTAGAACCTGGAATGGAATCAATCCACCTGGATTTTCTAATGTTGGGGTTGAGATTATTTTGCACCAAGTTAAAAAATAATAGAAATCAGGCTTCCCATACTGTAGTCCTAAACTCTTCTCCAGAACAGCCCATTGAATCTTCTTTTCAAAAGAGTCGCACTCATTCTGGGGTTTGTATAGGATTTTATTTATATCCTTTATGTCAAGTGTCTCTGTAACCATCTAGATAACACCCTTTAATTCCATCTTACCATATCTCCCCACTTCTTTCCAATCACCTTCTCTATAAATACTCCAAAACTCTGTGGACTGTCAAATACAGCACCATCCCACTCCACAATAGCCTCCCTAATAAACATCTGGGTCAGATGGTTCATACTTTCCAATACTACTAAGTTTATTATTACTATTTTCTCCATCCTCCTCCTCCTCCTCCAAAGATACTGTCTTACAATTTGACCCTGTGGTAGTGTCCTTGTCCAGTTCAAGCCGGATAACATCATCTATTAAATGTCTCAGGTGTTCATACTCCTCTGGGAATAATATCGTGAAGAACCAATGCTTTATCTTCCTATACCAGTTCATCACTCCTCCTCAACTAATGGCTCTACTTCTACAAACCCCTCATAAGCCTTGCGGTAAGCATCGTCTATTGTTTGAACTACCATAGGCGACACAGAGCCAGAGAATGTCCATCTAACATCAGGTGGCTTACTGTTTACCTTTATCATTACACCTCGTGAGTGGAGATAGTTGAGGATATTATTAAGTCCTTCCTCCTGCGCCTCCAGCGCAAGCGTTTCTGCCTTCGGTCAACCATCCATACCACCACAACCACTCTCAGTCAGGCAAGCTCCGAGTAAGTTCCACAGTT